CGACTTCTGCGGGGCCGGGTCCTTCGACGACATTTCAAAATATATCCTTATCTCCGACATTGCCGACGGGCTGGATAGTTTCGATACCTTTGAGTACTTTATCCGCGATATCCTGCGGGAACGGGACGAGGACGAGATCCGGGCCATTATGGACAAATACTTCGAGAAAACCGGTTCTTGGCTCTATTTGGCCGCCTAAAAACACATGTCATAAAAATATTGACACCCTTGCCTTCAGGGTCCGGCAAAATAATAGGGCCCTTACCTTTTTTAAAAATCCTTAAAATATTATAATTATGGAAAAGAAAATTGAAATTGCGGATTATTTGAATGACTGGGGCATCCACATCGCCGATTACACGGAATACACGGAGAAAATTGAGCCGGCAAAGGTTTTTGAAAGGATCAACGGAGCCACAAAAGCAATATTGGTTGTCAATTACCCGTTTTTCGAAGGCCATGTAACGGTTGTGGAATGGAAGAATGACATCAGGTATATCGCAAAAGAGATTTGCAGGTTTGTTCAGGAGATTTACGAGACAGGCGATTTCAGCCGGGCCAATCACGGCATTGAGGATTTGTACCTCGAATGCTTTTTGGCGGCTAAGAGAGGCCACATTGTTATTATCAATGCAGGAATTGGGAGTTAAGGACCCTTACATTTATATAATCAATATTTTTTAATAATTATGTAGAAATGAGCAACGCAACACAATACAAAATAGCCGGCATTATTTGGCTAGCCGCAGCAATTATCCGTTCATATCTGGGAGAAGGATTGGTATGGCTGTGTTTTATCATTGGAGCCATGTGCATTGGGATAGGGTGTTACTCAGCCAGCACTGTGAAAAAGATGGAGAAGTTTATCGATGACAATATGGACAACTTTATAGACCATTACAATAATAATAAAAACCGAACTTGAAGTCAGGCGACTCATTTTAAAATAGCCGTCGGATCCGTCCCGATTTAATACACACCCTTTTTATTTAATAATTCCGACTGCTTTTTAATAAAAAGCAAACTATGGTATTTTTTATAAAATTTGGATTTTTATTTTTTTATTCCTAGATTTGTAACATGAAAATAAAGAATACCAAAATTTTCTTAAACCCTGCCGGGACGGAGGGTTGCGAAACGGGGACTGAAACCTCGAAAAAAAACTACCATTGGACCATTACCTCGGAGGAGGTTATCAGGATTTTTGAACAGGGATATGTGGGTGCAAGGTACAACAACGTTGACGGGATTTATTTGACGCCCTATGCCGACGGACTTATGGCGGAATGGACTGACAATGACGACGAGCATTTGACCCACAAAAAGCAGTTCGACTGCAACGAGCTCTTAAACAGCGACAGCACCTTGGAGTATATCGCCGATTATGGCAAGCTGCCTTGGGAAAAGATTGCGGATACCTTGAACGAGTACTTCAAGGATTATCAAGACCCCCTTCCATTTTAAGATTTATTGTTTAACCGACAACAGGGGGGCTCGGTTTTTTCAAAGCCCCCTACATTTTAAAAGATTTAAATATCATGAGTAAGAAAAAGAACTTTGGCTTTGGTACGCTTACCGAAACGGAGAAAATCGCTGTCAACAAAATCCGTTCTCAAATTTGCCTGCTTATGCAGACACAAAAAGAGCTGATTGGTTTCAATGACTTTGAAGAAGAGGTCCGCGCACTTGCAAAACACGCTGTGAACCTGTGTATGGAACATGTTGGAAAAGATAAGGCAATGGAAAACCCTGAAAGGTTTGAGAGTTTTGTGAAACTGGTGCTTTCCGATATTCTCAAGAAACTAATAAAAGGTCTAGCCGCCTAAAACAGAATAACTAAAAATATTTAAGAATATGATTATTGTAACAGAAAAAATCCTTGCCGAATACGGTAAGGTTATCCTTGAACTGATTGACAATATCACAGCCACCGAAAAACATGTTATTGACGCGGATACTCAAGCCAGTATTATCCGGGATAAGTCCAATATCCTTGAAACGCTGCAGAAACTCACTGTTGATTTCAGGAAGAACGGAAGCGCCAACCAACACAACGAGTGCGAGGTTTGTATGCTTAACTACTTTAACGCGGCTATGGTTAGCGCTAAAAAAGACAACTTCCACTCTGTAGCCGGGTGTATCAAGAAGGCACTTGGCTGCTACAACAACTACAGCAAGTAAAGACTACTTAATTTTTCCAGCCCCCTGCTCATTTTCCTTTCATTTTTGGGGTGGGGGGTGTTTTCTTGCATTATTTCATGACGGTTGAAATCGTGCATTTTTCTTGATCCGAGGGAAAAATTGTATCTTTGCACCATAGAGGTACTTCATAGTATCTTTACTAAAATTGTTCAAAGAGAAAGGGACGCAGTGATGCGTCCCTTCTCCATTTTTATGAGCCCCTGTCTAATCTATGTCTTTCAGATCCTGAAGTGCTTTTGCGAGTTCGCTGTTATCAGCCGATTCTGCGGTTTTTTTAGCCCCCTTGGTAGGTGTTGTCCCATCCTTGGTGCGATCGTCGCCCAGAACGGCTAATTTTGGCAATCCGAACGCCTTGTGGATATCGTCGAAAACTGTTTGGTTGAAAATGGATGCATAGTGTTTCAACTGCCGTTCATCCGTCCACCCCATAATCCGCTCAATGGTTTCATTAGGAATCGCCGGCCGATGGTTAATCAATATGCTTGCTGCTGTATGGCGTGCCATATGGAAGTGAAGCGGCTTGTCAATTTCGCATATCGCCTGTATTTCTTTCAGGTACTCGTTGCACTTTTGGTTTGATTTGATCGGCAAGTGATAGTCATATTTCTTCAAAATTTCTTCCGCCCTGCCCAACAGAATTGCAAGGAACTTAACGCCTGTCTTTTGACGGGTTTTCTCTACATATGTGTAGCCCATTTCGTTGATTTTGAAGTCGCCCTTCTCCAATGAGGCGATATCGGCGAATGAAAGCCCTGTGTAGCATGAGAACAGGAAACAATCTGCAATTTCCTGCAGACGCTTGCCGAACTTGTGCTCCTCGATTTTCTTCAGTTCGTCCTGTGTAAGATAAAGGATTGTTTGCTTGACACCCTTGTTAATCTTCATACCGAATGCTGGATTGGACGGGATTTTTCCTGTCTCGAAGGCATACTTGAAGATTGTCTTGATTTTTTGGAGATAGTTGCACGATGTCGCCGGATCAAGAATTTCATTCAGGGAAGTCTGATACTGCAGCAGGTGAGAGAGGGTGATGTCCTTGGCGGGGGTGTCGTCGGTAATGCCGTTGTACTCCATGAACATTTTGGCGGTCTTGACATACCGATTATAGGTGTCTTTCGTCAAGTCCCTGCCCAATCTCTTTTTCAGTAGGGAATCATATTCGTCGAACAGGATCCGGAGTGTATAGATTTTTTTGGTACCCTTGTCGCCTTTGAGATAGGTTTTGAGATTCGCCGATGTGAGTTCAACCTCATCCTTCAGCATTTGAGTAAGTGCCCTGTCAACCCTTTTCCTTTGTTCAAGACAATACTCGGTGATTTCGGGAGTACCTTCTTTGAATTTCTCCGGCTCGACCCGCATGGGAAGTTGGATTGTGGTACGGTCACCATTGATAATAATGACCATTTCGATTGCAGAGAATCCGCAGACATTTTTTTTCTGCTCTCTGCACTGGAACCTGATAGAAAAAGTCTCTCTTGCCATAGGTAGCAACTTTTTTTTGTTGGTAGCAAGTTCTGCTACAAAGTTAAACAAAATACCCAAATTGCCTACCGGTGTGGCTGGAATAAGACTATCTTGAAACAAAAAGCCCCTCCAAATTGCTTTGGAAGGGCTTTAAGCGGTGCGGACGAAACCAACACCCTTTTCATATTAGTCCCTAATAATCAGCGACTTGCAAATAACTTGTAAAACTGCAGGTAGCCGATAAGCAACTTTTCATGGCAAAGGTAGCGATCATTTTCAATCATGCAAGGGTCCAGTCGTTTTTTTTTTTAAAAGAGATACCAAGGAAACCCTGCTTCCTCTTTAAACCTTCTCCTTGCTGATCTTATTGATGAATCAATTTCCTTTGAAATCGAACCCCCTGTTTTTCTATCTATTATTTTTACTACCCAAAAAATAAACCAAGTAATAGCTCCGCAACTTGCGAAACCTATTGCCGCCCATAATAATTCTAACTCACTCATAACTAAATAACAAATATTTCAAACTCGCCGCCATTGGGATTTTCGAGATACCCGCCCAAACTTTCTATCATTGTGATAACCGCGTCGATTTTTCCTGATACACCCTTTCCTTTCTCCGGCTTTACATTGGACGCATGGTCTGTCCTGAGCACTGTGTTCCCGAACATCCAAAGAACCATTGTGCTCTTATCAATGACCGCCTGCCTTGACAGGATTAGCCGTTCGAGTTCCTTTGTAGGATTGTTGAACGATTGAAGTCCCTGCCTGAACGGGCACATATTGAATCCGAGTTCCGTGCATTGGATCGCCCATTGAGAAGAATTGTATTGATCATAATAAATCCCTTCTATCTGGATTATTTTAGACAGTTCGACAATTTTATTGGTTATCAGTTGGTAGTCTGTGATATTTCCTTCAGAAATAATCAGTACCCCGTCATTGTAGAATTTTTGATAGAGTTCATGGTTCGGACTATTTACAAAGGTATCCCTCGGTACAAAAGTCCATGTCTTAAAATAGAATTTCCCGTCCTTCGGTATCATTACCGTCATTGAGGTTGTATCACCGACGGAAGCAAGGTCAACTCCTACATATCCAACCAATCCCTGAAAATCTTCGACATTGACCTTCTGCTTCATACAGGCGGCAATATCTTCTTGTTTTATCCATACACTCGCCGCACTGCACCATATGTTGAAGTTCTTCGTCTTTACAGGAACTATCTGCGTGCTGTCATTCTTTGAGAGTGTCAGCTGTTCCCTGAGATATTGCCTTGAAACGACAACATCGATTGCGGGATTGCATTTAATCCAATTGTCCTCATCTTCCCAATCGTCGTCCGGATCCAACATATAGATAAACGGGAAAAATGTAGGGTCTTCCTTCACACCGGCAAGCACTTCGATTGCCACCTTGTATGTCTCGAAACAGGGGTATCCGTCCAACAGAAAACCTGCAGTGGTAATCTGTATCAGGAGCGGCTGTTTTCTCGCACCCATTGACGAACGGAGAACTGAAATGAGAAGATTGTCCTTGTATGAATGAACCTCGTCGCAGATAGCCGTTGAAAAGTTGTATCCGTCCATATTGGAAGCGTCCGAACTATACACATGGAACTCGCCATCGTTCTGCGGGAACTTGATATAGTTCCGATAGAGTTTCAGCACATCGCCCTTCGGGTCGATAGTTTTCATATATTTCTGAGCCGCCTCGAATAAAATTCTCGCCTGGTCCCTTGAAGAAGCGACGCAGCCAATGAAAGGGTTCGCCTCGTTGTCTGCAATCATGAGATATGCTGACAATTTTGCGATCAACGAAGTCTTTGCATTTTTTCTGGCGACGATCATAAACACATCCTTGCATACCCTCGTCCCCGTCGCCTTCCACTTGATACCGATTACCGAGCCGACAATCCATTTCTGAAATGGCAAAAGGGCACCGCTTTTTCCTGCAGCAACCCCGCTCCATTCTTTCATATAACTTATGAAATCGAAACACCTCTGGACCTCTTCTTCGTCGAAATACATATCAGGGCGGACTTTGAAACCTTCCAACCTTTCAACCGCCTGCCTGATATACTGCGATGTCTTTATCCTTCCACTTCTTACATCCTCGATATATTGATAATACCCTTTCACCGAAACTCGACCATTTTTTCCTCAATTATTGAAATGTAAAACCTTTTCCTTTGTACCTTCGGATCCAATTCACCCAATCCGAACAATTCCGCTGTTTCTGCGGTAAAATGTGTGCGCCCTTCTTCAAGCATGTTCTTGAACGCATTTTTCAATGTGATTTTTTCAACCTCGGAATACTTTGCCATTTACAGCCCCTCCTCGAATTTCTTGTAGTCCCTGCACATTATCCTTTTCTTGTCGAAATTGTGGAGTATGTACAGGGTAAGCAACCTTTCAGACAGGAAACCGCCCAACTGCGCCTGATATCGTGCACCCCTTGTGCCGGGTCTTTTCTTCCTTTTGATTTCCGTTGAGATATCAGCCAATATCCGCTCCTCTGTATCCCAACCTTTCCTGTACCTGAACTCGTCAAGAATTGCAAACAGCCATTCTGCATAGCGATCATAATCTTCCGACCGCATAACAAAGCCATTTGAATAGAACAGGAAAGAACCGAACTTGATATAGCGTTCAAAACTTTCGCTGTACTCTGGGAATTTCTCCTTGATTATTTCCTCAACCAACCTGATATCTTCCTCGCTGTGGCAGTTTGCATACTGCTGATAAATCGGTGTGTTCAAAAGCATGAGCGGCGAGGCGACGATAACATCATAATCCTTGAAAAATTGACAGAAATCCAAATCTTCGTCAAATTCAAGGCGGCGGCGATATTGGCACTGCAGGATATACTTCGCTTCCTTTGAATGGTGTTTCCAGATCCAATAAGACCCTGTGTTCTCCGCATAAAACACATTGAGAGCGGAAATGTTTTCGCCTGTGTTGTCCCTGAGTTCAAACAACGGTTCCCTTAAAGCCGCCCCCACTTCAAGAGGTGTGTAGAGTTTGTTGTCCCAAACGCCATAGGGAACCAGCTTGTGACAGAAAATGTAACCCTCTATGTCCTTCCTTTTCTCCATCCTAACGCTTCTCGATTTTTTGGTTCTGTGATTTTAGATAGAGGTCCAACGGACTTTCTTCTTTCTTGATTTCCGTCGCACCCATTTGCTGTCCTGACTTCAAAGTGAGTCCCATTGATTTCATTAGACTTTCCAACCTGCAGCATGCCTTGTCCCTCGCCGAACATAACGGACTGACTTGAGGTCCATATTTGCCCTGCATAACGATAGAGTCCATATCGTCAATTTGCAGGTTAAGAAGAATGAACTGCTTGTAGTAGGACTCCAGCAATATCAGGTTCAGTTCGAACTCAGGGGGGATTTCTCCGTCCTGCTTGCCCGTCAGTTTGGTTGCGAGAAACAACCTTGCCGACTTCATAAACGCCTTTGTTTGCCTTTCGGCTTTCTTTTTATATGAATTTGTCTCCATAGTTTCCATTTTTATTAAGAACATTTTAGTTGTCTGACAGCGGCCAACCCCTCCGGCCCTATTACCGGAGGGACTTCGCTGCTTTCGGGTTCCTGTACCCACCCGACGGGGCTGTATAGAAGAAGAAAACTTTATAGCGAAAGACGCCACTTGCTTCCAAGAACGCTTTTGAGCCGCGGGTCTTTCCTCAACAGCATTTTAATCCTTGCCCTCTCATCGCAACTGAACTCCGAGAACGACCATTTCCCTTGATATTCACCGGTTTTAGCATCCCACCTGTCAAGCATTGCCTCAACAAAGTTCTCATCGATAACACTTGGTACCTTTTCCATTACTTCCGGATCCGGAACGCTCTCAACCCTGCAATAAAACCCAACCCTTGCATATGAATCCCCGTCCGCCTTTACATCGCATATGAACCTGTCAACCCCAAACTCAGATTTGAGAGCCCGTCCTATTTCCTTCCCGCTCGCACTCTCATTCACGAACACTCCCGGCTTGGTGTTGAAATAAATCTCCATTACCCCCCTGTCGTCCACACTTGCCATGCTTCTTTTAACCCCCGATTCCTTGAATGGCCTGTTGTAATACCATATCGACAGTGTTCTTGGTTCCCCTCGCTTTTTCTTTTTAACCCACATGAGTACTCCTTCTTTAATAAATATACAATTCCTTGAAAAAAGTGAAGTGAAATAAAAAATAGTACCGACGCGAAGCGTTAGCGAAGCGGACCCTAGTGGGGGGCTATGGGAACTCAACGCCTCGCGTGCGCGTGCACGCGGAAATATTTCTAGAAATATATTTCTTTGACCACTATAATGTTTTATATAATTATATTTTTTATAAGCTCTTAAGTACTCTTTATTTCTAAGATCTAGTAAGATCATGATCTCCGCGCGTACGCATGAGAGATTTTTTATAAAACATAATTTGCATTTTTCTAAATTGATCCCTACATTTGCAAAAAATAAACGACTATGGCAAAGACAGCATTCAAAAACAGGGAAGAAGCAATTGAATATCTCAATACCCTTCCGCTCGGCAGTATTATCAACCTCTGTGCGGACCTTCTTATCGACAGACAGACAGTGAAGAAAATCACCATCACACAGGAACAGTTCAACACTATGTTCAAGATCGTCGGTATCCGCGAGGACGGCAGTGCGGAGAACCGGGGACGGAACAAAAAATCCGAAGAATAAAAAATCCTTTCTGGGCGACGATCGCAATCAGGGTGGAGGAACACTCCACCTTTTTTATTTGAGTTCGCTGGTGAGCCCCGGAAACAGCAAAGAATGGAAATTTACAGCCGTTCAGATGCGAACCGATATCCAAATGCACGAAATCGCCCCGATCTAATGCAATTTTAGAGAAACTTCATTCCAAGATAGATAGCCACTCCGAAAACCAACGCAAGACCAATGACGGAGAATATCTTGTAGAACAGGGGCACAACTTTGACAATCTTTTCTACTTCTACCGGCACGGGGATTTCCTTGGTGGTTATGCTGTCCCTGTACACCACCCTTTCCCTTTCCACTATCTGAACAGGCAGTTTGCCACCTTGTACCAATTTCCCCGCAAGCACGTTGTGCGTTGTATCGACCCATGCGGTCGCCGAACTATGGGTTCCCGTCAGTTTCAGAGTGTCTGCGATATCAATGAAGTCCGCAATACTCGCCTGTGGGACTTGAACCAATGTATCCGTTCGATGCAAATAGGTTGTGTCGTGCACGGAAACATATTCGGTTTTTTCAACCGGAACATACTGAATGGTTTTGCAGCCGGTAAAAACTAACGATAGCAAGCCGCAAAATAATAATGCTGTTTTTTTCATGATTTTTTTCTAATAAATATCGGCTTGATCGCAAATAATTATGCTGCGTTGAGACTAAAAATATTATGCCTTTGTTGTCCTGAATTATTGTAGAGGCCAATATGTATCCATTGAGATTTTCCTTTCTTTTCAAGAATACATTGATCGAAATCCTTGTCTTTGATCCAATTTTTAACAAACCTTTTGAATTCTTCGAATTTTCCATTGGACGGGTAAATATCGGCAGCGAAACCGATTCTATGGATACTGTTTTCAACCCCGCCGACTTTTGAATTTAATGCGTCATTGCGGAACCCGCTTGTGATTTTAATACCGGAGCCCCATGCCTCTCTAAGATCGTCAAGGAATAGAGCCAGCTCTCTCAAGTGCTCCACTATATCCCAAGAAGGCAGGTTCTCAATTGATTTCTGCCTTGCGGTTGAACTTGTCAAAAATTCTTCAAGATTAAAGCGTTTCGGTTTCCTCATTTTCTACTTCCTCCAATTCGTCCTGTCCTATCTGTATAGTGGTAGAGCCATGCTGAATTTTTACTTTGTTGTTTTCTTCAAGGGCTTTTGCCCCGAACGCGAGAGCCGGCCAGAGGAACATAATTCCGGTTGCCTCCAAGATAGATCCGTCAATCTCTCCCTGCGGTGGAGCAAAGAAGCCGCCGACAAGCAACGCTATTGAAATAACCAATGTAGTCCAAAAAGCTATTAGATAGTGCTTCTTTAAATTTCCACTCATTTCTTTTCCCGTTCTTTTAACTTTTTTATCGCTTCCTTTTCCGGATCAACCTTTTTTACCGGTGTAACAAAACCCCGGTATTTTTCCATCAGTGCTTTGGTATTTCCACAATTACAGCTCATTTTCAGGTTCCTCTTTCAAATACTTTTGATATTTCCTGTCTTTAATTTCCTGAATGAACAGCGGGATTGAGCCGAGAATTACAGTAGCGTTCAAGCAGGCGAACGCAATGCCGAAAGCAAGCGGCACGTTGGTGAATAAGGCAACGATATCAACAATTGCCAAAGCAATCCAAATGATAAATAAAACTATAGTTGAATTTTTCATAGTATTCCCTTTTTAACAAAAGGGGTGGTTTTGTACGCCACCCCCGATTAAGTAAATAAAGCCCGCTGTACCCCAAAAATACTGTTGTTACCGCTTTGTTGACAGCTTTACCTGTCGCGTGCGCAAATTGCAGCCGGGCTATATTATGTTATGTGTTATCCCCTGAAAACAGGGTTAAAGTGTAATTTGTTATGTCGTCGTTGGCGTCACCTTGAAACCGGTAATCTGGTTTATCTGCATGTTCGGGCGAGGTGAGAGTGCATTCTGCGAAGGTGACTTTACCCAAGCCCCATAATATGTAATACTCTCGTCGAACCCATAAGGTGTAAGTGTGAGCGTCGAGCCGGATGCGACTGTGAATGAAACACCTGTTTCGCTGTAGGACTGTGGCGTCGCGCCGGTGACAGGTGCCATCCACTGCCAAGCCAACAGATTCATTTCGACCAAACTGTCTTTGGTAACCGGTGTTTCTTTCACTACCACAATACCATTTGAATAATAAGTGCTTCCACTCGGCACCGTCGTGCCCGTTCCGGTGCAAATGGTTCCAACCTTCCACTCGCCATAGGAGGCATATTCGGTGAAACCGCTGATTTCGACAGGGACGTGCTTTGCCTGTTGTGTAATGCCGATTGAGGCAGACTTGTAAGGGCTTGAACTGCCCTGTGTCTGTGTGAAGGTAATGCCGTTGTACCTTGCCTGTGTGTCGGTGTTGGCGTCGATCGCAAAATTGTAGATATAGTGTCCACTGCCGGCGTCGTTCATTGAAGTATATCTCACCCAATCGCTGCCTGTAATCTGATAAGAAACAGGTACTGCGGTGTTGCCATACCTTGACCAAACAGAGACAGCCAAAGTGGTTGCTCCGCTGTTGACGACTGCAGGACTTGTGTTGTCGATGTAGATATAATATCCTGCGTTCTGATAAACCGTTGTCTGTGCCGTCACTGAACCCGCGGTGACTGTCACAAAACCAACCCTTGAAGTTATGCCTGAGTTCTCCTGCATTGTCCAAGTGATTGTTGCATCATTTGTTTTGACGGCAGTGAAGTAGTTTCCAGAAGGCGTGCTCTCCGCAACGACGCTCCAACTTGAAGCATTTGTATCTACTGTAATGGTGCCTGTCCTGTAGTAGCCGTTCCAAGGTTGGACCGTTGTTGGAGACAGGTTGAGATAGACTTGCACCTGTCCTTCAGGATATGTATGGTAATCACCTACATATATGTTCGGGTTCTCGGTAGAGCCCATAAACAGTTCAGTTATTTTTGAAACTCCAATGTGGATCATTTTTTTAATTTTATCTATACACATTTTTTTAATTATTTTTCTACATACATTGCGTTGTCGGATGAACCTGGCCTTGTTCCACCTGCAGGATAGGTGACTATTTTGTTTATCATGCCCCACTCCATTGTCGATTGTCCGAGCAGGGTTGACATGTAAGTCCAACCATTATGATCAACCCAAAGTCCGCCGGTGACATTTGTGATAACCCACCTGTATGTTGTACCGGCACCGGGAATGCAGACAATCTTGTACTGCCCGCCATCAAGCATAAAATGGTCGCTGTATGTTGGCTCGTTGAAGGCATAGCAATAGATTGTATCGCCGCCTTGTACCGTCAAATCCAGACTGTCGGTATAACTGCCGCTCCTTGTTCTCGGCATGGGTTCAACCAATATTTCATAGGTGAACCCGTTCAATCTCGAAGAAGCCGCAGGAAGCCTGAGGGTCTTCTTGTTTGCGTCGGTTATTTCGGTAGAGGATCCAAGGGCGACAAGGTAAGCCCTGTCATCGGCTTGATAGGTTGTGCCGGTGTGGTTGAGTTCGGTTATTTTTGTGTAAGGCATTTGGATATACCCCCTGAATATACCGCTGTTCGCAAAAATGTTTCCTTGGTAATCAACCCTGAAATTTCCTTCGCTCGGTATCGAGGAACCAGCCCAGAAAGTAATTCCAGAGCCTGCCGCAGCACCACCCGTTATGTTGCCGTTGGCGTCCATAAGATACAACTCATTGCCTGTCAGGAAGAATATTTTTGCATTCTGAGCAAGGAGCAATTGAGTGGCGACGAAATTGTACGGAGCGTCGGAAGCAGTCCAATTTCCTTTCACATCGTCCCAATCGTCGTTGCTGGAGCCATAGTATGAGGTGGTGCACCTGTAATACACACCGTCCTTGAGCATAATGTCAATGAAGTCCTTGTCGCTCTCCAAAGGTCCTTCGCCATTGCAATATCTCCTCTGTGTGGTTGTCTGCCCGCTGTACCAATCATAAGGACCTCTTACTGCCGCGCCCTGCCGTCCCTGAACACTTTCTCCGTCCTGTCCGTCGCATAGGATAGGAATAGTCTCAATGTCATATTGGGTACCGTTGCGGTACAATTGGAAGCAGAGATAACTCTTGGTTGCATCAATGGTTATAGTCTGGCCGGTATATCTCGTGCTCGGGCTGTCGGTGTTGTAGCCCCAATAAATGTAGGGAGTATCGGCTGAAAGTATTTCAACAGGGGCGTCCTCGCCGACCTGCTTATATGCCTTGCAGGTGATAGTTGAAGGACTTGCCACCTTGTCTCCCTGCACATAGGACACATGGATGGCGTCGGCTGAAGGTGCGAGCCAATAGCTCACAGCCGCCGCTCCGTCAGCGCCGGGAAGGTTCTTTGCTACATTCATAACAGCCCTTCCCCGCAGGGTGCCGCCGACTGTCGCACTTACTGTAATCTGCAGCGGGCTTCCGCTCCAAGAGAGTGCGGGTGTTTCGGCGGAGGTGTTGAAATGAAGCACGCCAGTCGAACCTGAAATAGTGATACCACTCGCCCTGTATCTTGCAGGTATCTCGATTGAATAAGTCACACCTGTTACCGGGTTCTCGCCATAATACAGCGTCGCGGTGCATTCAGGACGGATTGCCCCCGAAAGGATTGTTCCTCCACTGTTGCAGTTGATACTTGCACTCTGGTTACTCAGATCAAGCCTGTAAGGTGAACTTCCCGTTCCGTTCGTTCCATTTTTGAGGATAGGGACTGTTTCGTGCTCATAGGCAGTTCCACTGCCGTTAAGGAGGGCGAACTCAATATATCCCGCAGAAACATTTATGTTGGTTACCGGACCGGTGTACTCCGTCCAAGAGTTCTCGTTGTCATATTTCCAATAGATTGTGGTTGCGCTGTCCTCGACAGGCGCATTGCCGCCCTCCTGTTTCCAACATTTCGCAACAATCCGTTCAGGCGCCGTTGTAATGTTGTTAGGATCATAAACCACTTGATCAGCAGAAAGGACAAGCCATCTTGTCGTTGCCGGTTCGCCGTTCTCGCCCGGAAGGTTCTTCACTATGTTGAATGTCTTCACTCCGACAAGCCGTCCCGAAATATGTGCCATAATCACAATCGCAAGTGTGGTCCCTTCAAACGAAAGCCCGCTTGTAATCGTCAGTTCGCCTGTCGTCGGATTGATTGTCACCGAGGTTTCAGGGACATGGTATTCATTGTTGATACTCCTTGAATAAGTCACCCCGCTATCCACCGGATCCGTACCGAAATAAAGCGTTGCACGGCATTGCGGCATTATGGCACCGGGAATGATATTCCCTTCACCGTCGCAGTTCACACCTGCAATCTCGTTGGACAAATCCAATGTATAGACGCTCGTCGCATTGCTTGATATGTTCCATTTCCATTCAAGTGCGAGGGAGAAAAGACTGTTCGTCTCAGAGAGGGTGTTCCAACACACAATATCGTCGCCCATTCCGACTTCGGCGTTCAGCGGCATATTGCAGGGTATGGTGAGTGTTCCCGTTGAAGGTGCAGCACTGTCCACCACCACCTGAAGTGTGGTTCCCGTCGTCCCGTTGCCAATCACACTCACAGTGATACCGGACTCTGGAATACCTGAAATGCTGTAATTGACATTCGCATCAATCACAGAACCATCTTCCTCTGAAGTCCCTGTCAAAGTAGGGTTTCCAATGAACACAGGGGCACCCTCAGTCCCGACATAGGCGATTACCTGCGTCGTCGCGGTCTGCGGCATGAGAGCCACCTCTCCGCCGTTGAAATTCCCCTGCGAATTTTGGAGGAACATATAATATGACTGCTGCTGCGGGTTGTTTCCGCCATTCTCACCTCCGCCGAGGTCTTCCGTCGTTGAATTGCCGCCATATGTAGTCTTTGTGACTTTCAGGGTGACATTCTCCGACGAAAAATAATTCCCATATTTATTCCTCCCCTCCGGGGCTACTTTATAGTTGATAAAATCCAATGCCATATTTATTTGAGATTTATACAGGTAATTGTTTGCTTGGAGTATTTGTAGTCGATCGAGGTACCAAGAATGACAAATCCGCTTTCGGGTTCCGCAACATCAATCCCGATTATCTTTGACATAGGGGTAAGCCCCTGATACTCCAAGTCCATAGTTATTTTCTTTGTCTGTGTTGAATACTGGTTGTAGTATTTTTCGATAATATTCTCCTCCGGCTTCATGGCACCGCTTCCTCCGATTTCCCTGATAGTTTCGAGGGCATATGTGGTGCCGCCGGAAACATACATGACATTGGAGTAGGACGGTGTTGTCTTTTCGGTCATTGTAGTGAGTTTGAGTGTGATTTCTTGGAAAGAGTTTGCGAAAGTATCTCCCGACGGAACCTCATTCTCATAAACAATGTCTCCCTCGGAAGAATCCTCGCCTTGCCCGGCCTGAACCACTTTCAAGTCGAAATCTTTCAGCCAGCAATAGCCGTTATAAATGTTTTCCCCATCATACCAGAACTGAATGGACGGAAGGCAGATATCGAAACTAATCTCACCAAGCGGGTCAACACCGCTGAGGGGAATGAGATACCCATCCTCGTTGATTCCAAGTTCATACCCAATCCTGTTCAGGACGCCTCTTTCCTTGTTGATGAAGCCATATCCCTTGTCATCATCTTCAAGTGCCACAGAGAACATTGTCGCTGTCGTGCCCCACCTTACACCGTTCCAATATTTGTTCCCTATTTTTAACCTGAAGTTGAGGAACCCGTCGCCCCAAATGGAACTATGGACATTCCACCCACCAATCTTTACACCCTCATTGAGCCAATCTGGATTGATATATGGCCTGTCAGAGTATTTTTCGAATATTGCACGACAGTTGAGGACAAGGAATGAATTTGAAGTAATCGGGCAGGTATTTGTGTATCCTGTGAGACTGAGCACCGGATAATAAACCTGGTCCGCAATCTGCCATCCAGCATCAGCTATTTCAACAGGCGTCGTCCCGACGTTCTGCTGTGATATGCAGACATATCTTGTGTAGTCAAGCTTTGAAGGTGTGATATATTGCCCATACTGACTGATATACCTGTTCCTTACAACGCCTTGATCCAAAATAGTTCCGCCGGGGACCGCAAGATCCGACTGTCTCCCCGTCCCGTCGCTGAGTACCTGATTGTACCGCGATTTCCAATACTTGTGTGTATATGGGCGGTGGTAGTATTTGTAATCGTTGTCCGTTGATTTCCGCTCCGAGTCCGTTCCCTCATCGCGGACTATCTGATCCTTCTTGTAATATTGGTCGTGCCACAAGGTGTACCATTTACTGCCCCAAGGGTAAGTGGGCACATGCTCACTTGGAATACTGACGACATATGCCTCATAAAAATTATCCGGATCAATCCTGTTTGTCAGATACTCATCGTCAAATATTTTCGGGATTATTGACTCCGCAGAATACATATTGTCCTTGACGACGATTTTGTTGAATATCGGTTCGAATGAAATGCTTGCATTGGCACTTCTCACCGCCTCCTGATTGGCTGTAAAACTGCCGCCAATGTGCGTCGCCGAGCCCTGAGCATATCCGCTTGACTTCGAGTACCAAGTGGCATATATGTCGCTGTTTGAAGCCATATAGCGGTAATCGCACAGCACGAGGGCGCCGTTCCACTGCATTGCAGTGAAACCGAAATACCGGCATATCTCTGACAGGATATCATACTGCGTCCAAGGTTCATCGGTATCCGATGAATAAAAATTCTGTTCACTGATCCTGAACACTCCGGGGAGTGCCACAGTATTCCCCAAATATTTTGAACGGGTCCAATAAAAACCTGACAGGAGGCCGCAGTCGTCGCAAATTTTACCAAGAATGGACGAAAGCGAAACTATACCCTTCTTTTCATTGTCCCCTGATTGGGCAATGTAGTCAATCTGCTGCAGCACGGATACACAGTCAACGGCTTCAAGCTGGACTGTCTCATATTCCTCTGTATAGTTCTGTGAATATTCCTTCGGTGTCAGGTAGCCCATCCACTCGGTTCTCCTGTCCGTCTCGTTATACAGATAAATCGGGGTTTCCTTCACCTTGGAAGGGAGGATATCCTCGAGATATGAATTATGAACAATGGATATTGTTGCAGTTGAGGTTCGAACCGGATCAAAAGGGGTTGCATTTGTCTCATAACGGACGACAAATGGTTCATCCCCAGCCATAAGTACCTCTGTATAGGTAGAGGCAGAGAAAGTGCCTATATGGACGGAATAAAGGTTTCCGGTAGCATTTTCCTCATCAAGTCTGTCGAACGCTCTGAAATAGCCACGATAATTTGCCATAAAATGTTTCTTTCCTATAAAAGATACCTTTCTGTATGACTTAATAAAGAAAAAAGGAGTTGGCTATTACCAACCCCTTCTGCGACTGTTATGATTGTTTATTGTTCCTACCAGATCCTCGCCTCTGATTTTGAACTCGACATTTCCGCCAAGTCCACCCTTGCCGTTGATAATGCTCCAAAGATTGCCCTGTTGCGCCTTGTTCAAAATCATCTCGCCGGAGTTCGCCCTGACAACATTTTTGTCGCCTTGCGTTTTATTTCCGCCGACGATACCACCGTTAGCAAATTTTGACATGTTCGCAGCCAACAAAGCGACGATACCTGCAACTGCAGCCGCAGCAAGGATAGGGCCCACATAAGGTATGGACGCCTGAGAACTTGCGGCCCCGGCAACCGCCTGTCCCGCCAAAGCGGTCGTTGTCGTACCTATTGCCGTCTGTTTTGCCGATTCAGCGGAAATCGTCGCCGCCTGCGAAGTCTTTTCTGCAACCACTTCCGCAGCAAGTGCTTTCGTTTTAGCCCCTGACTGCAGTGTTGTCATTGCTGTCAGTGCTTCTTGGTATTTCCTGTTGTTCTCAATAACTGTGTTAAACAATTTGAATGTACCGTTTATGGTTTCAACGACAGTGTTCAGACTGTCCAATGCACTCAACAGTTTGCCTACTTCCTCCAAGAATTTATCATCAAACAACTCACCATCGAACGCCTCATTCAATGACTGCATTGCCGAACTAATCCTGCCAAGCGCACCGACAATGCCTTCCGACCACACTTCCCAAGTTTCAGAGGACAACTCCTTTTTCAGTTTCTTGATATCCTGAATTAGTTCCGCAAAATTAGCCGCGTCGCTGAGTGCCCCCGCCTCATTCTTTGCAACCCTCAGTTTCTCGATAACCTCATCAAGCATTTTTTGCATTTGAGGATCAAGGGTTCCATATTTTTTCAGTTCAAGGATTTTGTTTTTTATATTTTCGAGCTGTTTGACATAATCCTGTGCGTCTTTTGCATATCCGCGCAGAGATGTATCAAGCCCGTCCTTGTAGGCGAAGAAACCGCTCTCTTTCTTCTTTTTATTCGGGATTCCACCCGCCATAATCTCGGCAGACTTCTCGAAATATTTCTGGATCTTGTCAAGCGACTTGTCCATCTCCCTTTCAAGAAGTTTGTCGTTCTCCTTGATTTGCTCGTCGATATCGCCCCACAGCTTGATATCCTCAATGTCAGCGGTTATCTCGGCAACAATATCCTTGTATTTCTGTCCGAGTTGTTCAAGTTTCCCGGCCAGATCGTCCATACCGAAAATGCTGTCCTTGTACTTGTTTACCAGACTTTCAAGGGCATTGGCATATTCCTCGCCACTCATTTTACCGGACTTCAGGGTATTGTCAAGCGAATCCTTTTCCTTCTTGAACTTTTTAAGGTCTTCCTTCAACTCATTGATAGGAGTTTTTGTTGTATAGTTGGAAGTCCTCTGCAACTGCCCCGCAAGTTTCTCATACTTATCTCCGAGACTTTCAACCACATCCTCCCAATCGTCATACTTCTGGATTGATTTCAGGGTATCTCCCCTGAGCTTATTGACATCCCTGTTGTATTTCTTGGTGGATATTGAGCCGTTCTTTAACTTCTTGTCAAGGTCCGCGAGAGAACCATTGTAATTATCGAGAGCGGTTCTGATTGCTTTAGCGCTGTCTATATCCTCGCTGTCTGGACCATCAGAGAAAGGGTTATTCAGCCCCTCCCTTTTCATTGTATCGAGGAGATTGTTGATTGACGCATCAAGGGCATTTATCTCCTTGTTGTATCCTGCAACTGCAGCGCCCTCTTTTGTGAGAGTTTCAACAGTTTGGGTGTATCCTGCATTTCCTCCGCCAAAACTCGCAACACCTTTCTCAACATAGTTCGGATTGCTTGTTATTTCATTTCTCTTTGTTTCAAGGTCTATCTTCCTTGCTTCAAGTTCCTGGATCTTTGAGAAATATGCGGAAGCCCTTGCTGCATTGGTAATGTTTGTTTTCCATTTAATGATAGCAATAGAGACATCATCGGCGGTATTCTTAATGTCGTCAAGGGCGAATTTCTGATTACCGAGCAATCTGTTTATCTCTTTCAATGCCCGTTTCCTTAATTCTTCAGAATTGTTTGTGTCCCTGACAATTCTTTCAAGGACATTCATTCTACCGATTTGCTCATTGACAACACCTGCGGCTTTCTCCGCTTCCGCCTGTGTGTCCTTAACCATATTCTTCAGACGCTTTGCTTCATTTGCTGCCTGAACAATATGTGAAATCCAATTGATAATAAGGGCAACAGAGAATGCAGCCGCCATATTGAGGGCAATACCACCTATCGTTGACAAGAATGCCTTTCCGATAGATTTTGCACCTTCCAAAGCGACATTTACCTTTTTCGCGCCGGTTATTGCTGACTCATCATATTGGGCAAGTTTCCCCATCAACTCACCCCTCTGCTTCAAAAGGTCGTTCCGCTTATTATCAAGTCTGACTAACGCATCATATCTTGATTGCTCAATCTCAACCTGATGTCCTCTTGCGGTAACTTTTTTTAGCAGTTTTTCTTCCTCTTTTGAAAGGTTTTGGATGTATTGAATATCTTCCTTTCCGATAAGTCCTGTGTGCGTTGCCTTTGAAGAACTCTTTAACGCATTGAATTCCGACTCAACCTTTTTGATTGCTGAATCCGTCTCGTTGAGCCCATTTGTTATGCCTCTAATATCTTTCACAATCGGCGGAAGGTTTTTCTCGCCCTCTGCCAGTAGTTTCCTGAAACCATTCGTGCCCACCCAAGCAAGTGCGCCTCCAAGACCGCTGATAAGCAGTCTCTTGAACGCATTTGTATTTTCTGACAGGGTGTTCAAAGCCCTCGTGCCAACATCAACAAGTCCCTTGAAAGCACCCTCGAAACCGCTGTTATCGACGAAAGACGCCCAAGCATTCTTAAACCTATTAAGTGAAGATTGGAGCGAATCAAAGTTTGCTGCCTGTGTAGTTGCATTAAGGACTTGAGCGAAGTGCGGGAGCACATCCTCCGACATAACCTTGCCGGCTTTCATTGCCGCTTCGAGTTCGGCTGTGGTTCCATTTACAGTAACATTGGCCATTTCCGCCGCCTGTGCCATAAGGTTGAAAGCACCCGGCAAAGCATTACCCAACTGACGCCTCAACTCTTCAGCCGTCACCTTGCCTTTAGATAGCATTTGCTCCACAGCGAGCATAACATTGGAAGTCTGATCGGCAGAGAGGTGATATGCACCCGCCGCTCTGGTAAGTGCCTCATAAATATCCCTCTGTTGATCCAGAGAAAGGTTCGTCTGCTTAGCAGCCGCATGGAATTTTGCAAATCCATTACCCAAAGAAACCAAATCCTGCCCATACTCGTTTGAAATCCTTTTAATGAACTCCATGTTTTCGGCATACTCCCTATATCCGTTCGAGACATTTTCCATTGTTGCCTTCATGACAGACATTTGCTGTGCTGCGTCCTTGAATTGTCCAATAAGGGCATTCAGGCCGAGACCGCCGACGATCATGCCTGCCACAGACTTGATAGTGCTACCAAGTCCCGCTATGGATTGCTTAACCGAAGCTATTCCTTTGTCGAACTGTTGCTTTTGCAATTGCAACAGTACTTTCATACTTAAGCCCTGCGCCATGTAATCTTTTTTTAATCAAAAGGGCTTTTTGGGTATGACAGAAAAAAATCGGAGCAAACTGTTAAGTCCGCTCCGATCAAGAGATAGCATTTATAAACCCATACCGAGATGCACCCGGCATAATAAATATACAATTATTTCCCCAATTTCTGTAATGTTGCCCTGATACTGTCCATTAGCTCCCTCATCGCTTCATTTTTCTTGGCGTCGAATGCGTCCGTCCAGAACCTGTTTCCTGTATTCGGCGAGCCCTTTGAGACGGAACCCCTGTAAGCACCTTTTTTCGTCCATCTCTTTTCAGTACCCCTGTCCACAAGGTGAGCGGCAGCACCACCGGGGCGTCTGAAACCGCCATATGCCTTCATTTTCCGCTTGTTCGTCCTATATCCCATAGAACGTTCAAGCCGGCCGGTTCTTCTTGACATATTCACCGGATCCTTGGACAATCTGTTTTTTAGATTCCTTTTGCCCTGTTTGACAATGACATTGACACCCTCCTGCAATGCCTTTTGGATTGCAGCCATTTTTTCAAGTTCTGACATTTTCGACAATTGTTCCTGAACATGCCTGTAATCGGCCTCGTCGAGTGTCATTGTAAATTCTCCGTTAGCCATTTCCTTCTTCTTTTTGATGGTTGAGGTTAAGTTTCATTCCGATTGTGGCTTTCGCACGGGTGGCTTCCGCCGCAAGTTCTTTCTCCTTTCTCTTTTTGTTTTCTTCCTTGGACCAGGGGAACGGAAGGAGTTTTTCAGGGCTGTTGCATTTTTTAAGATCAATCTGCGGTGCGACTTGAAGGTAAGTCCACATCCTTTGTTCTTCCATCCTGTCCTTGTATCTGTCCTCCGCACCTTTCATAAAGTGATTGAGTTCCCATAACTGCATTTTTTCAAGCACATATTCTGCGTTGATATGATATTCAAAAATGAGTTTGTCAACCATTTCTGTAATTGATATCTCAGCGTTTCCCTGTTCAGTGTTCCCACTCTGTTCATTGTTATTGAACTGTTCCGAAAATGATTGCAGCCGTTTTAAATCGCCGCCCAACCTGTTTGCGAATTTACCGTCCTCAAGCATTTCTTGGAATGCTCCGAGACTTATCTCAAAACCCGTTGAACAGACAAACGCACAATACATCAACCTGAGCATGTCTTCCTGATTATTCTTTACCGAAGAAAAAGGTTTGCCAGACAACGACTCATACATTACCAATGCCCTTACAGATAATCTTATCTCTGTTTCTTCCCGCTTCTGCAGAATGGACAATATGGATTTCAACTCATTGTTTTCCTTCTGTTCTTTCTTCTTGAAATGCCACATATCTTTTTTAGAGAAAAGGATTGGCTGTCGCAGACAAAAAAAGAGGATCCTTGGGGGGAAGGATCCTCTTTTTTAATTTTAGTCCTGAGAGTTGGTTATGCCTTCTCAATAGGGCCGTTGCCGCTCATAGTGATAGAGCAAGTCGCAATCTCGTTGTTACCCGCCTCAAGAGAGAGCGAAGTAATAGAAGCAGAACCTGTGTAGTGAGGTTTGCTTGAATCGAGAGTGTGCGGGTTGTTCTCGCAGCTTCCGCTGAAAGCGGCTTCCTGTCCGATAACCCAATTCACAGGGTTGCCGAGAACCATGAGGTCCATAAGGACATCAAAGGAGACTGCGTTGTTCGCACTTGCAGAACTTGCGTTTGTGTAGAGCGCGTCAGCGTTGATAGTGTAGGAAGCCCTACCTCCCATTACTGAGTTCCATTTGCACGAAAATTTGGAACTTGTATCGATGGACTCTGAATCAATCTGAACAGAGCAAGAGGTAGCATAAGCCAACACTTCGTTTGAGCTCCCGCTAACAAGGTAGAGGAGAAGGGAATCGCCTTTTATAAGGTCATTTGCAACATTCCATGCCATAGTTTAAGTTCGTTTTATTCTTTGTTATTATTTTACTTCAAAAATGAGGGTCTGTACATATTTGTTGTCCTCGAAAGTTTCCTCACTATCGAACAGCGAAAATTCAAGTGAATATTTCAGCGAGTTCTCACTGTTTATATGAGTTCCGGTAAGGGTATCGTCAATCAGGGCTGCAAGTGAAACGCTTTCTTCATAGGAGTCCGCGACTGCGACTATTTCAATCCTCGCAACATCATCCATTAGCCCCATTTTGCCATATTCCCTTTGGTATTTGATCCGGCGATAAACAATGATATTTCCGAGTGTGCCTTCAGGTGCAACAATAGGGTAAATGTCGCTGTCAGTCAGTTCAACTATGTCCTCATTTCCGAGCAATATCTCCCGAATGTCAATTCCAACCCACCATTTGAGGTATGCTCCGTTCTTGCACTTACTCATTTATCTTCATTATTTTTATCACCATTTCATTATCCCTCGGGTAGCGGTCTATCGAGTTCACCCTGTATCGTTCGTCGTTGTATTTTATGATTGAAGTCTCAATCAGTTCCTTTCTGTTCCTGAGTCTGAATGTCAGTTCCAAGTCATGAAAGAGTTCATTCGCGTCAACGCCATAATATTCCTTGTTCTTCAACCTTTCCGCTAAGACATTGCAAATGAACTCCTCTGTCGTGCCTTTGTAGCCCGTCCTGCCCTGTGTTTCCTCAACCTTGAAAATTGAGAGGGTTTCTGTGAGTTTGCCTGCGAATATCATTAGTTGTTGTAGTTTCTGTAAAGGTCTATTAAGTATTGGTATGCGAACGGGAGCGGGGTTGTTTTGTTTGCAACTATCTCCCTGTTCTGATAAAGGTTTCCTATCATTAGGAGCATTGCTTGGAAAAGGGGGGTTGGAATGCAACCCCCATTCTTTTCCGCAATACTTTCGAGGTCTTCGTTGACATGTACCCTCACTGCCTGCTCTGCTGCGTCGATAAGTGCAAGAATGTACTCATCGTCGGCTGTGTAATCCGCCTCAAGGTTGAGGTGTTTCTTCGCTAGTTCAAGAGGTATGTACATATCAGTTCCCTCCTGAAAACTACTCGAAGATAGCAGCAGCAATGCGGTCGCCCTTGAGCTTCACATCAACGTTCATATTCACAACAAGGCGAATAGCGTTGTCAGCAGCAAGGGTGTAAGGATCGACGATAATTTCGGTATTTCTCCAAATGCAGACCTGGAGGTCGCGAGGATCCATAGCGATGACGCCGCCCTTTGCAACAGAGTTGGAAACAACAGCTTTGTAGCCGTCGATTTCGCCACCGTTCCAAACCATCTGAAGTCCAGAAGCCATTTGGGTTCCCTTCAAATGGTATTTTACTGAAGGAGAGGCAATGAAAACGAAGTTCGTGCCGTTGTGTTCCTCCACACCAAGTTCGAGGTCGAGAACATCGTCATAAGTGACGGCTGAAAGAGTTCCACCAGTTGTGGTGTAACCAGTGTCAGCGAAAAGGCCTGCCGGCTGAGTAGTGGTAATACCGCTTGTGCCGAAAACGGTCTTATCAAGCTTTTCAGCCACCGCTTCACTGAGGTCCTTCAAAAGCAAGCTTTCCGCCCCATTTGCGTCCTGATCCAAGAAAGTCTTGGAAATGCGAACCACAGCGGTAAGACGCTTAGGAGTGAGGATAACCTCTGAGAACTCACCCTCGCCATTGTCGGCGGTAGCGTTCTCATTCTTCCATGAAACTTCACTTCCTGAATACTTAGGGATACTCACATCGCCCACACAGTTACCGAGCCATGAAGCACCGATTTTGCTAAGGACTGAAGCATTTCTGATCGCGAGCTCCAACGGACGCTTTTCCTCAGAAACATTTTCCTGTCCTTCAGTTGCAGTGCCTGCATTGATAAGGGCACGCTCATACATAATCTTGTTGCCGTCAATGAACTCTCTTTGCTCATCGGAGACATTCCCCTCAGCAACGGCTTTCACCAAGTCGAAAAGACGAATTTCTTTCATAGTTTTAGTTGTTTTATTTTTTTGATTATTTAGTTTTCTGTTTTCTTCCTCCGCGTCCTTGATCTGTTTTTCAAGGTTATCAATCTCGCTGCGGATTTCTGCGATTCTGCTATTCTCATTCTCACTAAGCTCTCTCTGCTCCGTTTCACCGTTAGTGATAATGGAATTGAGCTCGTCTTTGAGGTTGAGAACCTGTTCCCTAAGTTCTACAATTGCCATATCTATTTTTTAGGAAAAGGATTGATGCGAGCTGCTTTTTTGGATGTGGAAATATTTATTGGTATATCTGTAAATATGACAAAAGAAGAAAGAAAAGAATACAACAAAAAGTATTGGGCTGAACACAAAACGGAGCTAAGCGAACGTGCGAAAAAATATAAAAAAGAACACAGGGCAGAGCTGAACGCCTATGCACGTCAATACCGTCAGGACAACCTTGAAAAAATCAGGGCGCAAGAAAATGCTGCATACCATAAACGGAGAGAAAATAACCCTGAACTTATAACGGAGCAGCGAAGGGTGCAAAGAAAACGAGCGGAAGAAAAAACACCAGGCATTCAGAAAAAAAGACGGGACAAATTTTTCAAAAATAACCCTGAAAAAAAGAAAGAATATTCAGACAAATATTGCAACTCAAAAAAGGGCAGAGCAACCCAGCTAAAAAATAGCTATATAGACAAAGATCAAGAAAAAGGTTTTTCGACTGACGGAAACATAAACCAAAAATGGATTATCGAAAACATTTTCAACGGGCAGAAATGTATTTATTGCGGGGACGACGATTGGAAACACCTTGGAGCCGACAGGATAGACAATTCAAAACCGCATACCCCTGACAACTGCGTTTGTGCCTGTGGTATATGTAACAGTGAAAGAAGGGACTTATACACCGTCGAAGAATTCAAGGAATACCGGCAACTGCACCCAAGAACTTTGGTTCAGGACGAAAAAACATGGGAAATTGTTGAAATGAGTGGGATAAAAGTGCTCAAGAAAAGAACAGTTTGATTATCTTTGCAGAACTCCTATTTATAGGAAGCATATAGATTTCATAATCCGGCCGGGTGCGAACTCCGCCGGATTTTTTTTTGTATATTTATTTCAGGGTATAAATACCGGCTAACGGCTGCGGGGCAATCCGGCTGCTTGCGTTAAAGTGCTCCCTCCAACGGAGCCCCCGCGAGTTGGAATGGCTGATTGTGTGAAAAAGGTGGGTTGTCTTGCCCACCTTTTTTGTTATAAAAAATCTAATATTTGATAGATATTAAGTAATTATCTAATATTTTGTTATTTTTCGAGGTAATTTTTGTTTTCGTTCTTCAGGCTCTTGTAGTATTCTTCGAGGTGAGCCCTCTTTTCCTCTGCGGCTTTTTCTTCCTCGGCTTTCCGTGCTTCTTCAAGTTCCTTCGCTTCCTTTTCCTTGAAATCCTCGAATGAGCGGCAGGAAACGGAAGTTGCAGCATAAGCGGGCTGACATGTGAGGATACTCACATCATAAAGTCTGTCGAACTTCTTGATCGTGCGTTCATACATACCATCTTCGAGTTTTCTCCAACTGTCCTCTGCAACGCTGAAAGCAAAAGAGCATTGGGTGGCGTCACCCCTGCGGATATACTCAAGGCACTCATCACCGAGAGCGGTGTGAGGTGCGTCGAACCTGAATGCCGTACCCGTTTCGTCAACGGTCAAAGAAAGAGAGCCACTACCGTTGCGGCTTCTACCAAGGATACCCCTTGAACTGTCATGGTTGAGGACGGCCACAATGTCGGATTTCTCGATAACACCTTCAACAGCAGCCGGATCAATGATTTCCCTGAACCCACCAAGGTTCTCGCTAAGACTGTTGAACACAATAGCATAACCAGACACTTCGCGGCTTTCCGGCGCAGTCCTGAAATCTATATTAAAACTCCTGATTTCTTTTTCCATTGCTTTGATTTTTAATAAATAGGTGCCGGCCTGGCGGACAGGTGATTAAAAAATGCTATATTTGTGAATTGAAACATATAAACTAGCCACCCATGAAAAAGGCATTCTACATTTTAATCAGCGTTTTAGCGGTTGTCGCTTGCTCATCCAAGGAGGATAAAGCGAACAAACTCATTAAGGACTATATGTTCAAACACCTGCACGATTTCAAGTCCTATGAAGCGGTTGAAACTAAGGTTGACACTCTCTACAACACCCCCTTTTCCGATAATGAGTGTATTTCTCTTGCCAATACCGCCTATTCTACTCTTGAAAATGTTCAGGAGTACGGCGAGAAAGCCGAGAGGGACGAACAGACAATGGATATTTGGTCAGGTGGATGGAGTTCAACTTCCAGGAAAGAATACACTAAAGCATATAAAAGCTGGATCAACAACAAAATAAACGAGACAACCGAAAGGATTACCTATCTGACGGCTGCAAAAGAACTCCTTGAAAAGACAAAAAACCTTGATGGCAAAAAGCAAGTAGGATGGCTTGTTACCCACACTTTCCGAAGCAACACTTTGGGTGGCAATTCCTCTCTTGGAAACTATATTTTCCTTATGGACAAGGATTTCAAGAACATTCTCGCCAATTATGACGCAGAAGATGAAGATATCGCAAACGCCCTAAGTACGATTTCGGCAATTGAAACCAACTTGGAAAGCCCCGAGCAGGTTGATTCATCGATTACCGGTTGGTTCAGTCTTATTGACAGATACAACGAAATGCTTGAAAAAGTGAAATAATCAAAATAGCATATTGTTGAAATCCCCTTGCAATAGGCAGGGGGATTTTTTGTTCTGTAGTTCATTGGACTACCTGAAAAAATGCTAACTTTGCATATTATCCACCAATACAATTATGGCAAACAAGAACACCGGTCTGAACAAAGCCAAGAAAAACAACAGGGATGAGTTCTACACTCAGTTATCCGATATTGAAAATGAACTTCGGCATTATAAAGAGCATTTTAAAGGGAAAACCGTTCTTTGCAATTGCGATGATCCGCGGGTGTCCAATTTTTTCAAGTATTTTGCCCTCAAATTCAAATCACTTGGCTTGAAAAAGTTGATTGCCACATGCTACAAGAATCAGGATATTGACTTGTTCTCACCACATGACTGCGAACAGGCGGTTTACATTGTGTATGAAGGAACACCTGAAATAGACCATATTCCTTCTTCAGACGAAATCGAAGTTAAATATCTCAAAGGTGATGGCGATTTCAGGAGCCAAGAGTGTATCGAACTCTTGAAAGAAGCAGATATAGTTTGTACGAATCCTCCGTTCTCACTATTTGTGGAGTATATGGCCCAACTGATAAAATATGACAAGAAATTCTTGATCATAGGCAATCAGAACGCGATTAAACTGAAAGATATTTTCCCTTTATTCGCAGAAAACAAGATTTGGCTCGGTTATGGGTTCAAGCGGAATTGTGCTCATTTTTATAGTAAGTATGAAGATACCGCAACAGACGCCGACCATAGGGAGGGTATGATTAGAGTTTCTGGTGTGGCTTGGTTTACCAATCTTGAGATACAGAAAAGGCACGAGCCAATAATCCTTGTCGATCGGTATTCACCTGAAATTTATCCGAAACTTGATACTTTTGATGCCATTGAGAGCAAGAGCACCAATATACCATGTGATTATGAAGGCAATATTGCCGTTCCAATTACTTATATGTATAAGCATTGCCCGGAGCAGTTTGATATTATTGGAGTCCTGAATCATGGTTGCGATAGCAAGTACGATCTTGCTAAACCCGTCCTGAATGGTGAAGAAATTTATACAAGAATTGTAATCCGCAGAAAATAACGGCATGGAAATCAAGGAGGTTAAAATCACAGTCCGAGAGCTCACAAACGGATATGTGGACAATGAAGAAGGCGGAGTATTTGCATATGGAGGCAAACTGAACGTCCGCCCTCCATACCAACGGGAGTTCATTTATGGTGAAAAAGAAAGGTATGCAGTCATTGATACCGTTCTTCTCGGATACCCGCTTTCAATCATGTATTGGAGCGTCAACGAAGATGGAACCTATGAGATTATTGACGGACAGCAACGAACAGTATCTATCTGCCAGTATGTCGTTGGTGGCGATTTCTCTTATAACTTCAAATATTTCGAGAACCAACCTGCAGATATTCAAGAGAAAATTTTGAATTATGAGCTTTCAATCTGCCTCTGCACCGGAACGGACAGCGAAAAATTGGAGTGGTTCAAGAGAATCAATATCGCGGGCAAAGAACTGACAGAACAGGAACTCAGGAATGCTGTCTATCATGGCCCTTGGGTGAGCGATGCGAAACGATATTTCAGTAGGAACAAAGGTCCCGCCCAAAAAATAGGCGGAGATTATCTCAACGGGACTGCCATCAGGCAGAATTACCTTGAAACCGCTATTGATTGGGTTTCAAAGGGTAATATTGAGATTTATATGGGCAAACACCAACAGGATCCGACCGCTGTTGCCCTGTGGAACTATTTTCAGAATGTGATTTCTTGGGTTGAAGCGACTTTCCCGAAAAAACGGCCCATTATGAAAGGCGTTGAATGGGGATTCCTTTACAACAAGTACGGCGAAAATGTCTATGATCCGGCTGAATTAGAGAAACGGATTTCACAGCTTATTCTCGACGATGATGTGACAAACAAAAAGGGCATTTATCCATACCTGTTCACAGGCGACGAAAAGTATTTGTCAATCCGTGCGTTCACACCCGCTCAAAAGATTGCTGCATATGAAAGACAAGGCGGTATCTGCCCGATTTGCGGCAATCATTTTGAATTTGAGGAAATGGAAGGCGACCATATCACTCCTTGGATAGAAGGAGGTCCTACAACTGCCGATAATTGTCAAATGCTCTGCCGGAGTTGTAACCGGCACAAGTCAAGTAAATAAAACAAATCCCGCTCTTTTCAGGGCGGGATTTTTTGTTGATCATGTGAATTTTATAATTCTCAGTTCGAAGGAACCGTGCTGTCTGCGGCTGAATGCACGCTGGTTACCGTCCAATTGATAGGTGAACCGCCCACAACTGTACCTTCGCCGTTGACCACCCACTCGGCAACAATCTTGTTTTCACCCAAGTAAAACTCGCAACCGAATATTCTGTTGTCCTCTGAAAGATTGGCTATCCAATCTCCGTTGTCTCCGTCATAAGATTGCCTGAACCATACATTCTGCGTCCATCCGATGATTCTGTCATTTTCATAATCCATTACCTTGACAACGATAGGGTTTCCGCCCCATGAGCCAGTGGCGCATGTTCTCACCCACACAGAGTTGTCGGTTGAAGTGAAACCGCTGTCTGCAATATTCAGAGCTAAGGCAATCGGCAGTTGGGACTTGTTATCATTGCTTTGAGATATCGAACCGTCAGCGTTCGCATATACTTCATACTCCTGTGTGGCAACCGGAGTGCCAATCGGCAAACTGACATTTGTCGCCTTGACTGAGAATGTATATTTTTGTTCGTCCTCGTTGTAGCCCTCATATCTTGCATACATTCCGTTGTATTCGAAAACTGTCTGTTTCAACTCGTCATCCGAATACCAAGAGAGATAACCATTCAAATTGTCGTTGCTGCCGAATCCATAATCGGCGCCCTTGAAATCATTGATTTGAACTTTAACTATTTGCTTGAACCAAGCTTGGTCATGATATCTGTATGTCGCCGAGGCAACATCAACCTGAACAGTCTCGGTGACGGAACTGTCAAGAGATACATATTGATTGAGGCCAGACAAATCAACCTCGACTGAATCAGGAAACTTTGCATAGAATGTATAATCACCTTCACCAACCTTGTAGAAACCCCAGCCGGGTACCTCGACCCAATCGTGCTCGTTCTCACCCCAATCCCAATGGAACCAGCCATAGTCGCTGTTGCTCCATTCATAATACAGGGATTTTCCAACGAGGCCAGGATCCGGCAAGACATATTCTGAAACTTCGTTCTGGTGCATTGCACTGCAGTCGAAGGCATAGGTACGATAGAGGATATTTTCTGTATGTGCAGGCACAAAGAAAAGCTGTCCTTCCTTTGCTGTTTGAGGAAGTCCTGAAACAACCATATAATCACCGCCACCGGCCGGTGCCGTTCCGCCCGAAGTAGAAAGAACGCCAGCTGCGTCGATAGTCAGTCCTGAGCCAACCTTGATACCGCCAAGTCTGTTGGCCGTTGCGACGGGGAGAGTGTAAGAGCCGACTCCACCGCCACCATTTCCTGAATACTTGTTGACAATCATGGCATTAAAGGATTACATTCACATTATCGTCGGTGTTGCCTGAAAGCATATACCACCCATAAGTCATAGCGCCGAGATATACAAGGTTCTCGCCTGCGGGAACTATTGCATCATCGTCGAGAGTAAAATTGGTACCGTCCGCACTGTAAGCGATTTGGTAGCCACTGGTCGTCGGAGCGACCGCGAATTGTTCTTTCTTCGCAGTGAATTTCTGTTCACCATTTACTTTGATCTGCATGTCTGAATTATTTTTATTAAAAGATTATTTTTTGTCAGCCGCTATGAGGCGTCAACCACTGTCCAACCGGGAGGGATGCCCTCATTTCCTGTTGTCCAGAACGTCGCATTAGGATTTTTAACAAACGTTCCTGTAGGCGAAACATCTTGTACCCATGACAAAGTTGGATATTGTGCTGTAAAACCTTCCGCCATACACACAATCCTATTAAGGTTGTGGCAGTACCTGAACATTTGCTGATATACAAATCCATAACCAATCTGTCCATCCGCCGGAAGAACAGGGGCTGTGGTTAAAGCATAATTAGAATGGAACATATACTCATAACAAGCATGTTCCAATGTCGTTGATGGCAGTTCCGGTGCATATACCATACTTTCGCAATGATAAAACATGGTTGAATAGCATTGTCTTTTTAATGTTCTTGCCGGTAACTCCGGCGGAGTCAGCATTCTTGTTTGGCTAGTGAACAAGCCTAAATAGCACGCAACAGACAAAACTGTGGCAGGAAGGCAAAGATCTTTTGCATTCAAAACATAGCCATTTGTTTGATAAAACAGTCTAGATAGACAAACATCTTCTTGCAATACCCTTTTCCCCCTGAAACTATCGCCATAAATAAGTGACATTATATTGCCTGATAAGTTATATGTTGCCCCACTTATTTCAATTGTTGAAGAATGTGCAACACCGGGTGTGAATGCAGTATAAGACAGGTTGTTCCCTTTCACTCTTACCTTATCGCCGACAGAGACTGATTTTTGATCTGCTGTTGCGGAAGAATATTGTATCCATTCGCCATTGTTTTTTGAAAATTCAACATCAATACTCCATCCGCTCCAAGTTAAAAATGAAAAAGACATCGGTTCTTCTCCAATAGGTTCAACCACTTCCAAAGTAAGGTAGTCGTCCATATATGGATGTGTGTATGGTTCCCACACAATAACATGGTCGCCCCGATAAACCCTTGCAAGTTCTTCGGAGCCCCTGTATATCATTTTTGAATTTTCAACCTGCATAACTATTCCTGATCGATGAAATAAAGTGTATCAGCGGAGTAGCCACTCAATGCCTCATACTGTGCTTGAGTACCCGTCCAAATTGTATTTATGGTTAGCGAAGAAACATTGCCCGTTCCCTGCGGTCCTTGGATACCCCTTTCACCCTGCGGGCCCTGTGCACCTGTTTCACCTTGTGGGCCCTGGGCACCTCGCTCACCCTGCGGACCCTGAGGGCCTGTTTCGCCCTGCGGCCCTTGGATACCTCGCTCACCTTGAGGACCTTGAAGGCCTCTTTCACCCTGCGGGCCCTGTGCACCTGTTTCGCCCTGAGGCCCCTGTGGTATTCCTGAAATTGCCTGTGTGATAGCGGAATTGACATAGGTTTCACTTGCCAATCCAGAAGTCGCCTCTTCAATGGCTTCCGTCATGGCGGAAGAAGAAGGCATATTGTTTATTGCGTCCTGCAATGCTTGGATATTTTCCGATGTGGCGAGTTCAAGGTTTTCTGACGAAGAAGAAATTATGGATTCTCCGTTGATTGTTTTAACTTCATTTACATGAACCAAACCCCACAAATTGTATTGTGCTCTCCACAGATTTGTATCCCAGTCGGCAGGCATTTGTCCCTCGTCAAGATAGAGGAGGTTCAGATAAATGCTGTCAGGTATCCCATAAACTGCCCAAAAATAAGATTCATGATCTTGATAAGGACGATATGGATTCGTTGTGTAAAATGGTATATAACCCCTATCAAACCCAGCGGGATAATAAACAACCATTTTAGCCCTACCCGGAGTTGTACTTGGGTTCATTTTCGCCGCCCTTACAACCTCGTCGATTTCCGACTGCACGAACGGAAAATGAATAATGAACGCCCAATCATTCTCATTGATTGCGTTCTGCACATATTCCTCGCTCACCAAACCGCTCGTTGCCTGTGTGATGGCAGAGTTGACATAGGTTTCACTTGCCATACCTGAAGTGGCGGCACTTACAATTCCCTCGATTATCTCGGTGCTTGCACTTGAAGTAATGGCAGATACCGCAACCGCTTCCATTTCGTCCATTGTAACGAAATCCTTTGCCTGATAGTCAACAGGCGTCTTGAGATAGTAGTTGGTGCTCCTTTCAATCACCTGCTGCTTGCCTCCCGCTGTGAAAGTCGCCTTATACCTGAGAACGCCGTCGTCCATTTCTTCCATTTCCTGCCATTGAAGGACTGTGGCACCCACGGATCCGTCCCATTCAAAATCCTCAATCCCTTTCTGGACCGCATAGTCATTGACGGTGAAAAACAGGCATGTGAACCCTGAAAGCTGCGCCGGATCAATCATATCGCAGCAATTCGAAAGGGCAATCCTGACCTCGCAGTCGGAACCCTTCAATATCTCGCCTTTATTGAAATAGGTTATCATAGAATTCTTTTTTGATGAAAAGACATTCCTTTGTCCGCCAGAAACAAAAAAGGACACCTTCAGGCGTCCTATATGTTTGGGTATTTCTCGACGAACTCAATCATTTTTTCCTCCGGATAGCACTTCTTTTTCCAACCGAAAAGGCAACTCTCCAAAAATGTCTTCTTCAGGTACTCATACCCTTCTTCCTCTGTGATATCATTGTCCTTGTATTTGTTCATAGCGGTAATGACCGCTTCCCCCAACAAATCCTCACTTGTCTTTCCCGCATATATCGCTGTGTCCGTCCTCGTGCATTTGGAAAGAAGTATTTCATAGTGTTTGGCGATTATTTCAGTTATCTTCATTGTCCATATCAGCGAAAAATGCGTCCAACGCATCGATTATTTCCTGCGGACTCCTGTGGCCATTCTCCTTTTGGTGTTCTTCACCATGGCATTCCTTGCAAAGACTTTCAAGGTTCTCCGGATCCAGAAGCAGCGTCCAATTGATTTCGCCACCCTTGAACGGGCTTATCTTGTGGTGGATATCCTCAGCTGGTACGACCTTGCCATTTCTAAGACAATTCGCACAAAGCGGGTTCTGTTTCAGGTAACTGTCCCTCAACTTCCTCCAAATCTTGCTGTTGTAAGCTTTCCTCCTGAGAAGTCTCATCGGAGTGTCCTCCTTCCTTTGGCTTCCTTCCTCTTTTCTTTTTTTCGGCAACCTGTTTATCGTCGGCATTTTCAGTCTCTTTTTTAAATTCAATTATTGCTTCCTTCAATTCCCTTAGCTCTGTTTTCAAGCTATTCAAGGTTCCTGTTATCTCCTCGAGATATTCAGGGATGAATTTTATGTTATTCTTCATAAGGTCCGTTCCTTCTTTCAATCAATCCATAAATGTAATCTTCATTCTTTGTCAGCCAATCTCCTATAATAGTCCTTATCAGTGTGCTTGCGTTGGTATGCAGGGCACTTGTCAATTCCTCTATAACCAATTGCTGATTCGGTGTCAATCTGATTGTAAACCTCGGTTTCTTGTTACTCATAATCCTAAATCCTTCGCTGTAATCTCCCTTGTAAAATCAATGTCATATGCTTTGGGCGGCGGAACCGACTTACAGCCCACCGGCTCGGTGACTATCGGCTCTCCCTGACTGAAATCAATCCTGAACCCCATATCTTTTGGAATGAACACCCGTTCCTCATACTTGTGCTCCAACTTTCCCTTGTACTCGAATTTGATATTCATTTTGCGCCTCTGCCATTCATTAGCCATATGACAAATGCCGGGAATGAAAAATACATACATTATATCAGTGCCCTCGACAATGTTGGCATAGAAAGTCCAAATCTGTTTGTCCTTCCAAGCACCTATCAGCTTATTCAGTTTCTCAGGTTCAATAATTATTGAACCATACTTTTCAATTGAACAGTTCCTCCCTTTGAGTTCGGTGATTATCGTGCCGCCTGTCTCGTTGCTCGAACATATGTCGAACCAACAGCCAGACTCGGTTGCTGCGGTGATATGGTAATTCCTGTTGAAATGCTCCATAAACACCCTGAAATTCTCTATGTCTTTTTCCTCTTGGCCGTTATACTTGTTTGCAATATAAGGTTGTTTCATATGGGTTGGTAATGCTTTCTATATTAAATATATCTTCACTCCGGAAAGTTTCAAGAATTACTAAAAAAGGGAACTTTTTAGTCCCCTTGTTTTGCTTTGGCGTCGATTGTATCCGTTGTAGGATCCTTCTGTTGGCTCTTGATATACTTGCCTGCCGCAATATCTGCAACGGAGCCATAACTGAGCTGCATGAACCTTGCGTCACCTTCCTCGCTCTCAATCCTTTCAAGCCCCATCTCGCCTCGAACCTCGTTTAAGCTCATAATGCCATTGGTGAGCATAGTCCTGAAATATTCCGCCTGGTCTTTTCGGTTCGTCTGCATTGCCCTCGCAAAATTGAAATGGACACCTATCTTTCCAATCTCGCTCGGCTTGAATAGTTTCCTGTTAAATTCCTCCTCAATCATTGTGCAGTAAGGAAGAACAGTCTCTTGAAGATAATACAACTGCGTACTTTCCATGGAACTGTAGGACACTTCGTCCAGTTGGAACAGTTTGATAGGTGAGATGTTGAAGAATCTCGCAATTTCGTTCACACCGAACCACTCCATTGCCTCCAGCAACTGAGCGTCCTTCGGATTGACGGATACAGGTTGGAAATCTATTCCCTGCGGAATAACGGCCACGCCATTTCCGTTCGCACCGAACGCTTCATTCCAACTGTCCCTGATTTGTTTCTTCTGATCGCTGGTTAGGGTTGCACTTGCTTTCAACACACCGTTGAGGCCCGCACCGCCCCTAAAGAACTTTCCTGCAGTATCGGTAGCGTCCGCAGCATTTTTCAACGCCTTGTAAGCATACCTGATTACTGATAGACCGTTGAAATTCTCATCCACATGCTGCCATAGGTGTATCATATCGCTTGCGTCCACAGCGGCAGGGAAGCCGGTGACAAGATACTTCACACTCCCGTCCCGCTGCAACAGCGGCTGCACGAACTCCGAATTGAGATAGCGCAGTGCCTTCACATTCAATTTGTCGTCCCTCTCGATATAGAAATATGCGTTGCCTTCCAAAATAACACTTTCAATCGCCATTTTGAACACATTGAAATGGTTGTACTTGCTATCAGGCGAAAGGTTCAATATCTTCCATACAGGATGGTTTATCGGCCTTTTTTCGTCTTGATCATAATTCACCACATCGATTGGAAGCATGGCGACTGAATTGCTTATCTGATTGGTAGCACAATAAACCGCACTCAATTTCATTGCGAGTGAGTTGGAATATGAAGTCGTGCTGTTATAAAGTAATCCGCCCAATGATACCTTTCTTTCTTCCACTTGGGGCTGAACTACATTCTTTTTCCTATTAAAAATGCCCATTGTACAATGTTTTCCAGAAAAGGAATATTGTTGGCGGACTATGTGGGAAAATGCCCCGGATCTCGGAAATTCGTTTTTTATGCACGCTCGTGCGGACGCGAAGGTTTGGGGCAGGCGATCCGTTTTTTTTCTCGATACCCCCTGCCATAACTCATTGTTATTCACCTACTTACCTACTCACAACAGATAGCAAAACAAAACAAGATAAAACAATCAGCAAAAACAAAATAAAACTATAAATAATTTATAATCAATGATATAAATATATTTATTTAATGTAATGCAATAGATAACTAATATATTTAACTGTAAATAAACGGAGTTGGAAAAGTGTGAAATAATGGGCTGCAAAAACTTGGAAAAGTGTGATGGTGTTTGGCTTTAATAGTGTTTGAAATGGGCTGCAGTGGGCTTAATTGGTTTGTATGTGTGTTTGTGTGTGTGGTGGGCTGCTGCTGCGGGGAAAGCGTCGGATCTGGGTGGGGTGGTAAATTGGGAAGGTTTGCTTTAGTCCTTGTTTATTCTTGTTTGGTTCTTCTTGTCCTGTGGTGGGGGCGGGTATGAGGAACGGAAAACGGAAACGAAAACAAAAACGAAAGAGAAAGCGAAAACAGGATCGGAAAACTGAAAACGAAATTCAAAACGCTTTTTTGGCCTCCCTTATACCTTTGCCCTTGGGGGTGCATTTGGAATTGTCGGAAATTTTTTTATATTCTACAATGTACCGATCTGGTATTAAAAAATAATTGCGACAATTTTATAAAAATAAATTGCGAAATTATTTTGAAAAAGTCTTGCATGTTTGGTCGGAAAGCTTTACCTTTGCATTGAACAATAAAAGTAAAGGTATTATGAAAATCATGACTGACACCGGCCTGAACAGCTTCAAGTTTTGGAGCGGGGCGAAAGACAACAAGAACAGATTCTCCATGGACGAAATCGACACCATCGAGGCGATACTCGAGGACTGCTACCCGGACGGAATCGACGAAACGACGCTTAACGATCTATTTTGGTTTGATACTGACACCCTTTGCGAGTGGTTGGATCTGGATCCGGAGGAGTGGATCGAGCGTCCCGATGACTATTGGGAAAATTCTTGGAAGAACTAACCATTATATTTATATATAAGGTATGAAGCCGGCGGAAATCTCCGTCGGTTTTTTATTTAATGTTGATCGTTGATCCTGCAATTTGGAAACAAAAAACAATCTTCATATATTTGCAAAAGAAACAAGGAACAATTCTAAATATGAAAGTATATATAAATAGAAAAAATCCTTGATCCTTGAAAATATCCGTTTTGGGAATTTAGAAAAAATGGATATATTTGTTTTGAACAATTTTAGTAAAACATTATGAACCTTTATCTCATGAGCGGTCGCGATAACCAGGTTATCAAGACTAACGGGATGGACGCCGAAACGGTCCGCGAATCTATCTTCAACGCGATCAAGAATCTCTATCTTAGTCGTCCGGTAAAATCCTTTATCCTTCATGTTTCTGAATCTGAAGCCACCTGCACGGATACCACTAGTCTGGTAATCGGGATTGGCCTCACCGCCGACGCGACCGGAAAAATCCGCTGGGAAAACCACCTCGGATTCAAGAAAATCGCCCTTGGATATCTTCCATACAAGAGATACACTCAGAACGCTATCTGGACCATTGTGGATCTCATTATGAATTTCTTTGGGGTTGAGGACGCTATCGACCGGGAGAATGAATTCAATATGGAATCTGAGATGAACGCTATGTTCGAATATGCGGCTGAGGCCCACGAAAACATTGAAAACATTGTTTCCGATATTATGGACTATGCGGGTGACATTAGCGGGGACGACATTGACGACATTGTGGACGACATTGACTATATCAGGGACCGGTTCATCGACATTGAAAACGAGCTTTCTGAATGCCTGCACCGGTGCGATTATCTGACGGGCTGCGATATCCACTGGGACGACTTCTGCGGGGCCGGGTACTTCGACGACATTTCAAAATATATCCTTATCTCCGACATTGCCGACGGGCTGGATAGTTTCGATACCTTTGAGTACTTTATCCGCGATATCCTGCGGGAACGGGACGAGGACGAGATCCGGGCCAGATCGG